AGTACAAACTCGGCTTTTGAAGAACTAATCAATAAGGAAGTTGATCTCTATTATAGTCTCGTTGCTTCATTTACATTTGAAACTTCTGACGTTTCATTTGATTTTAGACATGGCACAGCTCGTACATCAATTATTACGAATATTAATATAGAAGAAAATTACAGATTTTGTCACTTGATTACTATTACAACATCTAATAGCACTTATGTTTTTCAAGAAGGCTCAGCAGAAAATCTTGAAAAGAAATTAGAACCATTCTCAAAAGAACAAAAACTTGGTTTGGCTTTAGCATTTGGAGTATTTTAATGGATGTAGTAATTCACAGAGGACAGAAATTAATTGTCAAAGATATTAAAGGTGAGCTGGTTGTATTTACTTGGAACTATTCAGAGAAATTAAAACTTGGCCAATATATTCAGAATTACACTAGATATGCATTTACTCGCCACGGCAACTTAAAATTCGGTAGTCGATGGCAATGCTATCTTGATAAGTATATTATTGTTAATACAACCTTAAAAAATTTAACATTACCCTTCTTAAAAGATAAGTATCCGGAGTTTTTTCTATGAAGTACTTCATAGCTTCCAATAGAACCAGTGATTCATTTGCTTTGTATAAAATTCAAAATAATCAAGTAAAACATCTAGGATATCGTTATCAAACTATCTATCTTCGAGAAAAAATTTCAAGAACTTTTGATTGTTTTGATTTAAAACATATACTTGAACTGATTGACAAAAACTTCAATTCTATATTTACTTTTGAAAATAAAGGAAGAACTTTAGAAAGGTTTAAGAAAAGAAAAATATATATTGAATTTGAAACACCTCAAGACTTAAAAGAACAATTTCCCGAGCTTTTTCTTTAATAGAAGATTAGATATAATAAAAATATAGAATAAAGGAGACTAATGAACTTATTTGAATGTGCTTTTCAAAAAGATTACGACTACTATGAGCGAGTTTGGAATACTGAACTTAAAAAGACCTTAATTAGAAAGATTGATACTCCTTTTGAATGGTTTGAAGAATCTTCGACAGGAGATTTCAAATCAATTACTAATCCTGAAAAAAGATTTGTAAGAAAACAAGGAAACTCTAAACAAGCAAGAGGACAAGCAGGAGTTTTTAATCCTATTGATAGACATGTTAGGGATAATTATTGGTGTTCCTCTTATAATAAAAATCCTAGAACCTTTTTCCTAGACATTGAGACGAGGACTGGACAAAATGGTTTTCACGGATTTCCAAAACCAGAAGACGCTAATCAAGAAGTTTGTTTGATTCAAGTATTTGATAATCATTCGAATACTATGTTCGTATTCGGGGACAGAGCTTGGAAATTTCAAAATCTTTACGAATTCGATTATGAGGTAAAATACTATCATTGTCTTTCGGAAGAACAAATTTTTGAAGGATTTCTTTCTCTCTTTAAAAAACTCGACCCTCTTATTATTTATGCTTGGAATGGAGAAGGGTTTGACTTTCCGTATCTTTACAATAGAGCTAAAAATATCGGAGTAGACGTTAAACGATTCTCAAATCACGGAAACGTTAAACTGAAAACTATTCAGGCTGGGTTTAAGACTATCCATAAACTTGAATCCAATGGACATATTTATTTCGACCTTTTGGAAGTTTATAAGAAATTTACATTTGGATTAAAATCTTCTTATTCTTTGGATAATATCGCTTTTGAAGAATTGGGAAAAACCAAGATAACTCATACCGAATATGAAAAATTCGATGATTTTTATACTGGTAAATATATTCATCCCGTTATTCCTACTGAAGAACAGCGAAATTCAAGAATTTTTAAAGCTTCCGAGGCGTATAATAATACTAAAGAAGAAAAATATTTAGAATTAGTTAGAGAGCTTTCTTTTAGTGAATTTGTCTATTATGGTGTTATAGACACGTATCTTATTAAAGAGTTGGATAAAAAGAAAAATTTCACACAATTGATGGTAATGTTAGCTGAAAAAATGGGAGTTCTTTTACAAGATACTATGGGAACGGTTAGACCTTGGAGTCAATATATTTCAAATACTGCTTATAAAAATAAAGAAATTATAGAAGTGAGAGAAAGAACAGAAGAATCCGTTTCTGTAAAAGGTGGAAGGGTTACTGAACCAGTGATTGGTAAACACGATTGGGTTTGTTCTGTGGATGTTAATAGTATGTATCCCAATCTTGGAATGAGAGCATTTAATATGAGTCCCGAGAAATTTGTTCCAAAACATAAACTACCAGAAAAATTAAGAGAAATAATATTAAGATACTTTAATGACGAAGACGAAGATAAACGTCTAACTCTTCCTAGAGAAATTCTTGACAAAACATCAGAATTATTAAGAGAATATGAACTTTGCTTAGGAATTAATGGAGCTGTTTTTAAAACCGATTCGCAAGGAATGATACCCTCCTTAATTGAAGAATTTTACTCTGATAGAAAGAAAGCTAAACAGATTCAATTTGAATACGAAAAGAAAAAACTTCTCATTAAACAAATATTAAAGGAAAGAAATGAATAGCGTTTTAAATTATTCTGAAGAAGAGCTTCTTAATCTAACAAGTTCTGAACTAAACTCCTTGTTAAAAGAAGCTGAAGATGGCGAGGTTCTTTTTAGTACTCGTCAAATTGTTTCTAAAACTTCGTTGAATTCTCTTTATGGAGCTTTGGCAAACGCATATTTTCCGCTTTTTAATCAAGATGTAGCAAGAGCCATTACTGGAAATGGAAGATATTTTATCGCAAGTTTAACGGAATTAGTTAATAAACGTTTATCTGAGTTATTTGGTGAAAAAGATCTCGTTGTTTCCCTATACAATGACACCGATTCCTTGTATATTACTTTAACTGATTTTGTTGAAAAGGAATTTAAGGGGAAAGAAGCAACCATTAATGAAAAAACAGATTGGGTTGATAATTTTATAGTTACTGAGGTTCAACCGATAGTTCAGGAGTGTATCGATACCTTCGCAAAAGATTTAAATGCCTTTGATAAATCTTCTATTGGCGCAGATAGAGAAGCAATTGCTGATTCTGCTGTTTTTTGTGCAAAGAAGAAATATTTTATGCGAGTCCTCGATAACGAAGGAGTTAGATATGCTCCTTTTAAAATTAAAGTAACTGGCTTGGAAATTGCTAGATCAAGTACACCTGATTTTATTAAGAAAAAATTAAAAGAAGAGGCGATTTTAAAAATTCTAGATGGTACTTTAGAAGATTTACAAAAATGGGAAAAAGAAGTCAAAGAAGATTTTTTTAATCAGCCGTTGGAAAAAATTTCAAAAGCTTCTGGTGTAACTTCCATAGATTATGATTTAAAAGGTAAAATTCCAGTCCCTATTAATTCTAGAGCTTCTATCGTTTATAATAATTATATTAAAGAAAATAACCTTGAAGATAATTTCGCCTTAGTAACCGCAGAAGATAATATCCGAATGCTTTATTTGGTTACTCCTAATCCGTTTAACTCTGATATTATCGCATTTAAAGATTCAAAATTTATAGAGAAGTTTAGGGAGTTCGTTGATTTTGATACAAACTTTGATAAATATTTTAGAAGTCCGTTAGAAATTATGGCAAAACCAGCAGGATTTGACCTAAATAAGAAAACTGAAGAATTGGATGAATGGTAATGGCTATTTTAATAAACAATGAACAATATTATCTTTATGATAATGACAAACTACTCTTGGTAACCAATTACGCTTATAGAATAATAGGACATAATATGACTGAAGTTCAAGTTGAATGTATTGATGAGAAAACTTTTAATCAAACACTTGAACATACAACTATAGAGTTCTTTTGTTCTGACCCTTCCGTAAACAAAACTCTTCTGACATGTTTAGATGCAAAGGATAAATATCCTGAGCACTTTCTTTAAGGTGTTAAGCTCAATTTAATAATTATTATAGTATAATATATCCATAAAACAAAAGGAACAAATTTGAAACAGTTTAATAAATATTATATGCGGATTCAAAGATTGAATAAAGCAGACTTGGAAGTTACTCAGAAAACGATGGGACTTTGTATAAAATTATTAGCCGAGTTTGTTCAGGAGCATCCAATTACCTACAGAGGTCATTTTATTATAGGCTTGAAGGATTAAATAATGAATAAATTTATTAATGCTATATTTACTATAATAAAATACTATGAAAAAGATTTTATAAATTTACCTATTTCTGAACAAATGGCAATTATTCTCTATAAAGATTTTATTGAATCTAATAAATTTAAATTTCTTTCTCAAGAGTTTAAATTTGATGAACTCAGAGATAAAGCTTTTGAACTCGATGAGATTTATTCTGCTATTTCAATGAACTTAAATTATAAAGATGGAACAGAAAATAAAAATACAATTTATGGGTGTTTATTTCAATTACTCTTAGCTCAAAATGACGAGATTAATGAAAAATTAGAGGCTCTAGTGGAAGAGGAACAAAATGTTTAATATTATGAAGACAGCTCTAACTACAAAACGAGCACCAGAAGAAGATATTCTTAAAATCCCAGCTTTTATCTTTAGACGCTGGATGGCCAATGATCCTAGAACTATTGGAGCTATCAACTTCTTTAATATTTATGATAAAGTTCCTGTTGATGTCCAATATGATGTTGTTCAAGCTGCATTTGGGGGCAAGATTAACTATTTACCTTATCCTAAGAAAGCCAAAGATGATACCATTTGGTTAGAACGTGTTTCAAAATATTATAATGTATCATTGGATAAAGCAAAAATGTATCTTGATTTTTTATCTGAACATGACCTAATAAATATACAAAATGAATTAGAAGAACTTATTCCGAAATCAAATAAGGCTCAGGTCTCTAAAAAGAAAGGTAAAAATTGAACACTATTATTTCTCTCACCCACAATGATTTTGATGCGTTAGCTTGCTCTCTTTGTATTAAAGAGAAGTTCTCAAGCTTTGGTGAGATTGCTACGTACTCCACAAATTATAGAAATCTTCAAACTCTTTGTCATGATATTGAAGATAGAATTAGAGCTAACAGAGAAAATATTAAAATGCTTTGTATCACGGATATATCATTTCAAAATCATAAACAAGAACTTCTTTCATTGAAATGGACTGCTGAAGAATTTAAAATACCAGTTTTATTTGTTGATCATCATCTTTACGAAGAAGGCTTCTTTGACGATTTGAAATCACCGAAGTTTTCGGTATTTTGGGATGATAAATTTTGTGCTGGTATGAATACTTTTAATGCCCTTAAATTCGATGAGACTTTACCGAGAATTAAAGCTCTTAAGAAAATTATAATATTAGCAGACGCTTTCGACGTTTGGAAAGAAGAACTAGGAGAAATTTTTGAATTCTCTAAAAAACTTAACGAATACTTTATGTATAGAGGTAAACTTAATCTTATAGATTACTTTTATTTTTCAGATTATAAACTTCCTGACGATTTTCTCCCAGTGGTTGAGGAAATACAAAAAACCGCAGATGACTATTACTTAAAACAAAAAGAGAAGAATTTAATTTTTAGTCCTCATTCAGATTATTCTTTTGGTTTTATTGATCTTTATTTTAATCATTGCGTCGATAAGGTTCTAAAGTCCGGAAAGAAAATCTTTATAACTGCTAGTTCCTTCGGAGCGATGCGTTTTAGATTTCTTAAAGAACACCAAGGAGGATTCTCTGATGAGTTGATTTTTAAAATAAAAACTGCTATTTTAGATGGAGAAATTACTGGGCATTTACATAGTTTTGTTACGGATTTGGATGTTTCTAGTACTGAAAAAATTATTGAAAGATTTAAGCAAGTAGACGGTATAATTAGAGAAGTTTTAGAAAAGGAATAGAATGGAATCGTTCGAACACGTACTTATAAAAAATCTTCTTCAGAATAGTAAATTTCTCGGAGAAGTGTCAAATATTTTAACTGAGAAAGCATTCTCTAATATTGGGTGTAGAGAGATTTACAAAATTATTAAATCGTATCTTTCTGAATATAACAAAGCTCCTAATATTCCTGAGATTATTGCTAGTCTTCGGAGTATTCCAAACTCAGAACTTCAGAAAACTATTGCTGAACAAATTAAGATTATTGTTCCTATGGAACCAATTACAAATGAAGACTTTCTTAAAAAAGAAACAGTTGCATTTATTAAAAATTCCTTAATTACAGAAGCTCTTATTACTGGTGCAGATGGAATCTCAAAGAATAATGATGAGCTTAAAATGAAAGCTTATTCTATTTTTGAAGAGGCTCAAAAGATTAGAATTGATTCTGATCTAGGACTTTCTTTTGATGAAATTGGAAGACGTATTGAGTATTATAAACAAAAACTTTATGGGGTTCCATCTGGTCAACCTGCTCTTGATGAACGATTGGGAGGAGGATTTCTTAAAAAAACTTTAAGTATTGTTGCAGCACCTCCTGGTGTAGGTAAATCATTACTTATGTCAGATATAGCTTCGAATGTTCTTAGAGCTGGTAAAAATGTTCTATTTATTGCTTTAGAAATGAGTGAATTCGAATCTTTAAAACGAATTGACGCCAATGTTCTTGATTTACCTATTAATGGTCTTAAAGAACTTGATGATCAAGTTATTCAATTGGCGTATGATCGAGTAAAGGATTCCGTTGGTCAAGTCTTTATCAAAGAGTATGGAAGTGGAAGCTTTTCCGTTATTCAACTTAAAGCACTCTTAGATGCTTATAGAATCGAAAAAGGAATAACTTTTGATCTTATTATTGTTGACTACTTAGGACTTATGAAGAGTGATAGAGTTTCTGCAGCTATTGGAAGTTATGGATATATCAAGTCTATTGCAGAAGAATTAAGAGGATTGGCAATTACTGAGGATATTCCCGTTGTTTCTCCGGCTCAGTTGAATCGTTCAGCAATGGGTAATCTCGAAGCTGACAATGAATCAATTTCAGAATCAGCTGGTATTTTGCAAACTGCTGATGTTGTTTTGTTTATTTTACAAACTCGAGAAATGAAGGAACAAAAAATTTATACCTTTAAGCTTACGAAGAATCGCTTCACAGGAGATACAACATCTTGGACTATGGGAATTGACTATTTAAAGATGAAATTTATCAGTGCTGTTATTCCTCAAGCATCGTCCATTACTCAAGCTGTTGATAATGCTTTAACCTACAATGAAGGAACTGGAACATTAAATGATAGCTCTGCACTAGCTGGGTTTGACTTTGGAGATATTTAAACTTATAAATAGATTAATTATTCTATTATAAGGAAGCTTAATGAAAACTAAATTCACTGATTATCTTATGCCTCTTACGGAAGCAGATACATTTGCTGAAGATAAAGCTGAGCTAATTGA